GAAATAAAGGAGAACAAATGGTTAAATTAACGCAAGAACAAGCTGATTTTCTTAAAACTTTTAATGATAAAAGCCGAGCATTTTATTATATTTCTAGTTGGGGTTGGGGAAATTTTCTTAAAAATGGACTAGGAGAAGTTTACGAACATGGAGTTAAGACACCTTTTACTATTGATGAAAAAGAAAAAATGTTAAATGCCATTATTAATGGTTATGAAGTAATTGAACCTAAATTTAAGTTTTATAACTTTTCTGATAGTAGCGGAGAAACTGCATTATATTATGCTGGACAGTCTAGACAATTAACAAAATCCGAACAATCTGCTCTTGAAGTTAAAGAAGGCAGTGAGGAATATAAAGCCTTGCTAACTTTAGGTTTCGTTAAAGAAGAAATATGATAACATCTTTTGAAGAACTAGCTGAAAGGCGATTCATAACTCTTAATTATCACAAAAAGGGTAGTCAGCAGTACATCAACAGCTTAAATTACTTTGAATATGCTAGAATATACTTCGATAAAAATGGTTTTCCTGATGATAACAGACGAGTTTATCAAAGTGGCAAGCGAAAAGGTCAAAAAGTTGGCTGGTCTGATAAAGAGGAAAAGCAGCAGAAAGACGATATTAGAGAGTTCATTTATGAAAAGCAATTACAAAAGTTTAAAAAAAGAAGAAAAAGCAAGTAAACATTATGTTAGAGGCGTCAGAAAGCTGTCTAAAGAGCTCGAAGAGATGAACGTGACAAAGTATAGGGTTGGTCCTAACGAGTGCCTATATGGCTTGATAAATGACTTGTGGAACTACTGGGAAGACGGATATATTTTACCTATGCTTAAATATAATATCGAAATTACAAGACAAGGGGATGTATTCATCGTAGAAAGAGGAGAAAATGAGCGTATTTGAAAAATTAAGCGTCATTAATGTTAATGATAAAAAGAGTAAAAAGAATAATCTTGACTATCTATCTTGGGCATTTGCTTGGTCTGAGGTAAAAAAAGTTTATCCTGAAGCTAACAGTAAAGTTTATGAAAATGAAAAAGGGCTAAATTATCACACAGACGGTCACACAGCTTGGGTTAAGGTTGGTATGACTATTGAGGGCCTAGAACACATTGAGTATTTGCCTGTAATGGACTTCCGCAATCAATCTATCCCAGTTGAAAAACTGACTTCCATGGACGTAAATAAAGCTATTCAGCGTGGACTAGTTAAGGCAATCGCTCGTCATGGTTTAGGGCTATACATTTACGCAAATGAAGATTTGCCCGACTTGACAGAAGAGCAGAAAGAACTTGAAGCAGAAAAGCAACGACTTAGAGAAATTCAACCAGCGCTAAATCGAGCTGAAGAACTTGGATATCCTAACATGGAACTACTTAAAGCAAAGACAAAAAAAGAAATCTTTGATATCATGACAATTTGGAAAGCAACAGAGGGAAAATAAAAAATGGCAATCATTACAGTAACAGCACAAGCGAACGAAAAAAATACACGAACAGTAAACACAGCAAAAGGCGATAAGAAAATTATTTCTGTTCCATTATTTGAAAAAGAAAAGGGATCTAATGTAAAAGTTGCTTACGGTTCAGCGTTCTTACCTGACTTCATTCAATTAGGCGACACCGTAACGGTCAGCGGTCGTGTACAAGCTAAAGAATCAGGCGAATACGTAAATTACAACTTTGTTTTCCCTACGGTTGAAAAAGTATTTATCCATAATGATAATGTCAGTCAATCACAAGCTAAACAAGACTTATTTGGTGGTTCTGAACCGATTGAAGTTAATACGGAAGATTTACCTTTCTAGTGGAAAGTTGGTTACATGTATACAGCAGAAGAGAGAGAGCAAATTATCGACATCGTGGATAAAATGAGCTTACTAAGACAAGACTTTGACGGAGCTTTCACTTGGATCAAGGAAAATGTATCAATGCCATTTGACTTTGACGAAGAACAGCGATTTATATCAGACTTGAAGCATTTAGTGAAAATTAATGCTTTGAAGTTTGGTAAAATATATAAAGGGGTATTATGACAACACTAAGAGAATTGCACAAAAAACTTAAAATCAAACAAACGCTTGACAACTACGTACGAAACACAAATAAAAAATACAAGTATAATCTTGTAGCTGATGAAATTCTTGGCGATGGTTTAGCCAAACTGATTGAGCTTAACACGCAAGGCAAACTTGGACGACATGCACAGCAAATTGCTTATATCAATCATAATTTGAGCTTACAGCGACAAAAGGAGCAACTGGAACAAGCTAACAAACGACTTGCTAAACGTGCTGAGAAAGCCCAAAAATTGCTTGATACGGAACTTTTGAAAGATAGCTACATCGAAACACTTGAAATGTTTAGTAAATTCAATTCAGCAAAACAATATACTATGTGGGACGACCTAGAAATTCCAACTAAAGTGATTGAGTTCATGGAAAAAAACGGTGTGAAGCAAGGGAAATGGCTACGTCCTGAAGGAGTTGACGCTTGGTTCAAAGAACGAATCATCTGGTTCAAAAATAAATTGAAAGAGGCTTAAATGGCTGAAAAAGTTATATTACACACTATTGAGAGCGAACTAAGAGAACAAATGGAAGCCTTTGACGGAACACTAGAAAGTTATATATATGCTGGAAAATGGTTGAAGAAAAATGGGGATAGAATACTAAGCGAATTTTATTGGCTTCATAAAGTTATAAAAAGAAAAAAATAATAGTACGAATATAAGACTTTTTGCTTGACAGCTTAGAGTTTTTTTATTATACTTAGTACATCGAGTTAAGGAAAGAGGAAAAATGATGAAATTTTATAATAAATGTGTATGTTGTGGAGAAAAAATAGAAGTATTTCCAGAAGAATATGACTGCTTGGAAGACTTAGACGAGCCTATGGTTTGTTCAGAAGAATGTAATGAAGAAATGGAAGCTAAACAATGGAACTGATTATTTGGTTCAAGAATAAATTGAAAGAACAATAATATCATATAAGACTTTAGGCTTTACAGCTTAGAGTTTTTTTGATATAATAATCTAAACAAATGAAAGAGGTAAAAATAATGGAACTAATTGAATGCGTAACCTGCGGGGCTTCGAGCATCACTAATGGTAAATGTGATTATTGTAGAAACCAGTACGAAGTAGATGAAGACAAAATATTTTACGGTAATTCAAAAGAAGATGTTTCATCATTAGATGAGGATATAACTTTTCAAGAAACTAAAACAGGTAAACTAATACTTAAAATCATGATCTATACTTTAGTTTCTATTGTTTGGCTTGCAGTAACTGTATTTATACCACCGCTGTTTATAATAACAATTATTTTATTAGTGGTCTATGTGACTTTTTGCTTGATAATTAAAAGAAAATAGCTTATAATAGTATATAGAATAAAGGAGCGATACAATGAATGTTGAATCAATAATTGGTAAAGTTATTATAATAGCACTAGTCGGAATTGGACTATATGCTTTTTTTACATTAGTTGACTTGATTAAAACGAAAGGAAGAAAATAGATGAGTAAATACTTTAACGACGAAAGGTATTGCCATTGCTTCGATATCCCAACAAGTAATGGCTTAGGAGTTTGCAAAGATTGTAGAGGATACACGAATATCTGTTATAGTTGCGATCGCTGTTTGCACTGCTGGTTTACATCGCAGATTGAACTATTTACTGAATATGATGAACCTAAGTTGCTGGAGCTTATAGAAAACTGGAATAAATTATATCAAACTAGAAAGACAAGGAATTTTAATGCTTAGTTTAGACGAGAAGAAAATCAGAAAAGGTAGACCTATTGGTCTACCATACCAAGGAAGTAAGAAGAAGATAAGCAAGAAGATAATTGAAATAATCAAACAGAACTTTGGCACAACTAAACCGATTTATGACATTTTTGGAGGAGGTGGAGCAATTACAGCCGAATGTATTTTAAATGGCTTAGAAGTTCATTATAATGACTTAGACAAGGATATAACTAACGCATTTGAACGAGTTATATCTCAAGACCGCGAATGGATAAAAACGCTAATTATTTCAAGAGATGAGTTCTTCGAGATTAAGGATAAAGAGAACAAGACAACAGATGACTTTTTGAAGTTGCTAGTAAACTCTTTTGGAAATAGTAAGGTAGGATACTTGTATTCTAAAGAAACTTCAGATTTGAAATATAATCTAGCTAAAGAAATTATTAAAAATCATGACGTTTTTAATGGTTATAAACAGACAGAAACATATAAGAAAGTTACTTCTGGACTGGACTGGAATTGGTTTAACGCTAAGCTAGAAAAGAATAAAACTTTAGGACAACTTAAACACCTTCAACAAGTTGACAGACTTCAACGACTTCAACGACTTCAACGACTTGAACAACTTCAACAACTTCAACAAGTTGACAGACTTCAAAAAGTAAATAAAATAAAAGCAACGAATAAAAGTTATCATGATTTTAGTGAAGTTTCTGGAGCTATATTATATCTTGATCCACCTTATGAGGGAACTTCCCAAGATAGTTATATCAATTCGTTCAATAGTCAAGAGTTTTATGACTGGGCATTTGAAATGGCCAAAACTAATATTGTGATAATTTCAAGTTATTCGATTTCAGATGAACGCTTTGAAGCTGTATATTCTTTTGATAAAGCACGTGGAACTTTCCAAGGTGGACAAAGTAACAAAGCGAAAAATGAAAAGTTGTTTATGGTTAAAAACAGTTAATTCTTGACAAAGTAAAAGCAATTTGATAGAATGTAATTATAAATAGAGGAGAACAAAATGAAAGATACAGTAAAAACTTTAATGATAGTTGCAGGTGTCGGATTTACACTTATCGCTATCACTTGGATAGGTATGCTTGCGACGTTGCTTATTGCATGGCTTGGAGGTAACATCTAAATGAACTTAAAAGAAAATAATCACTATGCCAATGAATACGGTGTGGAACTTAACGAATACTTGAAACATAATTTTAACTACGAAGAGCTTGTGGGCTGGAATACAATGCAGGTATTGAAGTATCTAGTGAGAGCTGGCAAGAAAGAGGGTGAAAGCTACGATAAGGACCACAATAAGGCCTTAGACTATGCAGGAGAACTTGCTAACTTAAGTAACGAGAATGAGCTTACAGAGTACACTACTGACGATATTATGGGCTTTATACAAGAACTAGCTGATGATTTTGAACGCTGGGAAGGAATAAAATAATTAAAAAGAGTTAATGTTTGACAGCATTGACTTTTTTTGATAAAATAGTCTTATAGAAATGAAGGAGAACGAAACAATGATAGTATTAACAACTAGAAAACAACAAATCGTAGAAGAATATGGAATCAACACAACTTTCACAGAGGAACAAATGAAAGATAAAGCATTCAGAAGAAAATGGACAATGTACTTGTTAAGTATTCAATATGATGTAAGTGGTGCTGAAATTCCTGAAGAAGTATTACAAGAAGAGGCGGATCTAATTTTTGGTTAAAAGAACAAAGTTAATGTTTGACAGCATTGGCTTTTTTTGATACAATGGCATTATAGAAATAAAGGAGACAGAAATGGAAAAATACAACGTTAAATTGATGAACAACAAAAAAGGATATTTGAATTCGTTTAAAAATGAATTAGGTGAAAAGTTTCTCTTCCTAGGTTTCAAAGAAGAAAGAAATAACTTCAAATCAGAGTTCACTAAAGAAGAAATAAAAGCGATTGATGAAAGATACTTGGAATTTATTGAAGATATTTAACATTTATGTTTGACAAATATAAAGTATTTTGATAATATTGTTTTATAGAAAGGAGGTTAAATAGTGGCAATACAAAAAGCTATAAAGGTCGTAGCTTATAACCCTACAACGGAAGAAGAGCTACACTTTAGCTGTAAGGCTCAATGTGCTAAGTATTTCGGACTTAAAGCTAATACAGTCATTAGGTGGCTTGATAATGGTATGCCTGTAATTGAACTGCTGACAGACCTAGATAGAAATCAAGTAGAAATTGAAAAACAAAGCAAACTAAATGGCTTTGAATTATTTACGATTAAGGAGTGGTTGGATTATGTGTAAAAAACGCAAATACACAAAAATGGGCGCTTTATATTCAATAGCAAATGCCCAGCATAGGAAAAAGAAAGCTGATAAGATACCAGTTAGAGCTTACTACTGCAAATGGTGTAACTTGTATCATTTATCAAGTCAGCAAAGACTAAATATAAAGACAGGAGTAATTGGATAATGAAAGATGAATTTACATACTACACAGTATCTTGGATATTGGAAAAAGAAATTAAATCACGTAAGTTTTATAATAAAAAAGAGGCTTTAAAATGGAATGAATTACTTCCAGAAGAACAAAGATATGAAGTTAAAAAACATACAGAAATAATTGAGGTTATAGCATAATGACAAATGAAGAATTATATGAAAGAATTACTAGCGTACTAAAAGAGCAAGGTATCGGAATGGCACAGTTTGAGTTAAAAGTTAAAGCTGAAACAGGTAAATACCCTAACCTAAGAGTAACTAAATCACGTTTGAGCTTACCGAATACCGTAGCATTCCCTTATCTTACTATGTTTTTCAATGATGAAGAAATGCACGAGCTTATACTTAAAAAGATGAATAATTCAGGAACAGGCGGAGAGGCTATGGACTTACTAGATGAGTTATTATATAGCTTAAAGCCAAGCAAAGAATATCTATATAAGCAACGTTTGAAGCGTAAAATGCAAAGGGAGGCAATGAGATAATCTTACACGAATACACAAGTAAAATAAATAGTTCAAAATGTTCGCGGTCAACAGCACGAAAGATTGCTAATGACTTGAACAAGAAAGACCATTTCAATAATTATCTAGTCAGCTTTGAGCTTGGTTCTAAACGATATATTATTGAAAAATTTGAAATTAGAGGAATGAATAGATGAAACGTTTTTACATAGAAGAAGATGATGAAGGCAAAGAGATTAAGCGAAAACTAACAACTTTTGCTAATGATGATTTGACACAGCTTTCAGATGATGAACTAGAGACATTATATTATGAATCATCTGCTCAATTTTTAGCTAAATCAATGCACTTTGTGAAGATTGAGAACGAGCTATTTTCAAGAAAGGATGTAACTGTAAGTGATGAAATTCTAATAAATGCTGGCAATAATATTATTGAAGCTATTAATCAGGTAAGCAATTGAACCATGAAAAAGGAGAGTAATTATCTTTATTTTAACAGACGACACAACTAGAAGTATCGCATTGATTCAAAAAGCTCATAAAAAGGCGGATAAGGGCTTTAATGATATTGTGGCACAATTATATGACCAAGAGTTTAAAACGCAAGAGAAAGCAAAATATGAGCATATAAGACAAGCTAAGGAGAAAGCAATTGAAGAACAACGAGTTGAAGCTGACAGAATCGAAAGAGAGCAAGAAGTTATTTTAGAAGTTGTGCCAAATACAGCAACTAATGGCAACATTGGAACGGATTGGTCTAGCGTAAGTCCTGAAATAGCAGCGAATTACATAGCAAGTAAGACAGGAGTAAGCGCTAGTAAATGGCTTGATGTTATTTACAAGGAATCTAGCGGAAACCCTTATGTTGAAAACCCTATTGGGTGCTGGGGACTATTACAGATTAATCAAAGCGTACATGGGCAAGTGTCTAATTTAAGTCCACAGGATTATCTAGATAAAGCTGTAAGTATATATCAAGGTTCAGGTGGTTCAGCTTGGGCGACTTGGTAAAATAGTAAATTAAAAAATAGAAAGTAGGATATCTTCAATTACAAAAGAAAAACAGCTATAAAGCTGTCTTTTTTTATTAGTCTACTTTTCCATACTCTGCTTCAAATTCATCTTGATACATAATAGTTTCTGGTAACTTGATTGCTCCAAATTTACCTTGGAAACCTCCAAGCATACGAGTTGTTTTAATATGTCGTGCTGAAACTCCATTACATACATACCAATTTTTAGTGTCTTTACAATTAATTAGAAACATTTCAATTTCTCCGCTTTCTGTTGTGTTGTTGTTATTGCCTCCAGTTTGTCCTGTAAGGCGTTTGTTTAGTTCTGCGATAAAGTATGAGCGACAGCTCTCTACATTGCCACCGTGAGCTTCTACGGAACGTCTAGGGCATGAAGTAGATGATAACTCTTGATGTAGCTTCACAGTATCATGATTAGGAGTTAGTCCCCATTGTTTCATATACTTGGCTACGTCATCTAGTACCGCTTGCTCATTTCTCAAGAACTGGGTTAAATCGCCCTCTGACTGGCATACTTCCCAACTGGCATAATTTGCATTACCGTATGAGTTAGCACAATGCCATGCCATGTTAGAGAAGTCAGAAGCCTGTAATCTTCCGTCATTTCCAATATAAACATGAGCAAAGCCATTTTCAGGATTATGATTAGGTAACCAGTTATTGTAGAAGCCAGCGTTAGCACCGTTTGAACCAGCGTCATTGTGAATTACAACCCCAGTAGGATTATACCCACGTACACCAGCATTAGTTATATTCATTCTTTTTTATCCTCCGTTTGTTCTTCTTTCGCTTCAGGAATATTTACGCCATTCTTTTTAATAAGTTTAACCAAACCGTCAAACATAGGACTGATTTTTGCGATTAAATAAATAAACTGTCCTACAAAGTATAACAAAGCTACGTTAATCACAGTTTTAGCGATATCAGAAGTTGAGGGTGTTTGTGTAAAGTAGAAGACTGCATATAAAACCCATAGCGCGAATATTACCGTCAAATCAATTACAAGTCTACGTTTGAAAGGTGGGTTCATCGCTTCTCTATCTTTGACCCACGTAGCGAAAAGAATCGCCAAAATTAAGATAGTTATTAAAATCATTCTAGTTACCATTTTATTTTGCTTTCTATTTTTGTTATTTTGTTTATTCTGGTAGCTTATCTTTAGTTATCCAAAATTGTCCGCTAGTTAATATATAATCAGTTGTTTTTATATTCCCATTGCTAAACAAATCAATAAGCCCATTTGTGTGTAGTAAATTCCAAGAAAATTTCGAAGGGATAGTTAAATCATGGTTATAAATTAATGTTTCCGTTGCTGGGCGAAAACCTACTGGCAATGTACCAACTCCTCTCTGCCATGAACCGTTAGCTGGTTCAGAAGAATACTGGCTTTGACTTGTAATTGTAACTGTGTTTCCAATTCTAGTTATGACAGCACTTCGTCCGTAACCTGTGTTAATCGTTGCTGTTTTGACTTGACCAGAATCAACCGTACTGGAAGATATAACGCTATTTATAACAGCTTTATCTAAATATGTTACGTTATCAGGTGCTTTTTGAAGAGTGACATCTGTTCCATTAGTTGTTCTAATATCAATTAAGACTTTCAGTACTCCTGAAGCATTATTCAAGTCAATACTGTTGCTATTATCTGATTTTTCGGCTGATAAGCTGACAGGTCGAGTTGTTTGTGTTAAGTCAATATTTGCATGAATATAGTTTACGGAATTAGCATTTAAGGTTACTGTTTCAAATGATAGTTCAAAATATCTTCCTCCAGCAATGATCGAAGTATTGTTATAAATTACATTAAGGCCTGAATTGGTTGGGGTTAGCCAGTCTTTGCGCCTGATTGTTTTATAGTCCATTCCGGTCAGCATCATATATAACTTTGCGTCATTATTAGAACCGACTGGAAACTCTGTTCCATTTGGACTGAAAAATGTGAAATTGTTAATTGTCATTTTTAACCTTTCTTGAAATTATTTTCGCTTTATCTAAAACTGGGTTATCAGTAATTGATAGCTCCAATAATCTAAATTTTCTACCGCCATAAGGATAACCACCAATTGATACAAATTGACCGACTTCGTACAAGAGCGTAGTTTCGATTCTAAGCGTGTTTTTGCTATTGTAGTACACTTTGCCTGGCAAAAGTTCTAAGTGGTCTTTACGTAGCTCTCTATACCCTGTGAAGCTATCTATTCTATATTTGTCTCCATAAGTAACTACATACTCATATAACATTTGGTTTGTTTCCACTTTCTACAAAAATAAGTCTATCATTGAACTCGGTTTTAACTCTGTCTGCTATATATCCTGAATACAGTTTACCGTCATACCATATATCAACCAAGTCATTAACATACAAAGGCAATAGCTCATTTTGATTAAAGAATAATCTTGTGACTATCGTAGAGGGAGAAATTTCAGCCTTAATAGTAGACATGTCAGGAGGATTCCCGTGGTCATCTCTATCATAAAATAATGTTTTAGCTGTCCTTACATCTGGCAAGTCTGTTCCGTATCCACGATAAGTGCTCCAATCAATGACATCTCCGTTGTTTTTTGTTGTGTACATTTTAGGAGGGTCTGTATAGTCGTCTGTTTCCTTATTTTTAACGAATACAACAGCGAAATTATAAGCCGAACGTTCTACTATTGTTTCTGTGTCCATTGCCACATTTTGCTTAAAATCTACTCTTGTCGTGATTCTACTTCTATTCCATTTCCTAGAAGCAAAGTTAATAAATAATAAAGTTCTAGGGTCTTCTACTGAAGAAGAATGCTGAATAGTTGTGGTTGGTTGAAATTGAACCTTAGAAAATATCCTTTTGGCTACATCATTAGCTGATGAAGTTTCCGCTTTTCGATTAATTGTAGCCTTTCCAGCGAAAATACTTGGATTAAAGAAGTAACCATAACTCATTAAATTATTTTTATTAGGGTCAATTAGATAATCAATGATAGCGGAGTTTGTCGTTTTAGTTATTGCGTTCGGGACGTCTAGGCTTTCAATCATTGCCCAAAAATAATTTTTTAACGTAGCTTTGTTACTTTCGTCTACATCTGTCACAAGGTAAACCATGTCTAAATTTAGTTTTTTATCTTTTCCTAGAGCATATTCAATTGGAACAACTTCAGGAAAAAGAATTTGAACAATATCGCCAACTTCTACTGAAACGGTCAATGTAGCCGATGAAGTATAAAGATAACCTGTTTCCCATAACTCATAGTTAATAACTTGACATCTTGCCTTTGGTATTGGTAGCCCTCTCGTTTCTCTTTTGCCATTAGGTAGGCTAAAGGCAAGATTATAGTAGTTCGGATTAAAGTTATCATAAACATTAGCCTCTAACATTAAACGAAGTCCGCCTTTCTCTTAACTTTAAATTCTGCCTTACTTAAATTGACCAGTTCCATTTGACCCTCTTTAATTATACGAGTTCTATACCGCTCAAAATCAAGTGCAGGAAATAAATTTAATGGAACTGTTCCTAACCACCCTTGATAAATTTCATCATTTACATCTGTATTAATTAAAATATAACTTTGTTTATCTGTCATATTAAATATAATCGCAGTATATTCATTTCCAGTGGTGTCTAAAAATCTAACGCCAGTTGGTTTACTATAAAGATTTTGATGTAGTATTCCTATAAAACTAAATATTTCTTCTTTTATTTCCCAACGACTTAAACGGTCTATATTTGTCTCTCCATAATAAGTGTAAGAAGTTCCTTTGACATATTTATAATTTCCCGGTGCTACTCCTCCGTAAATTTTAGACTTACCAGAAAGAACTTTTCCATTTTGAGTTTTTTCAAAAGTTAAATTTTCGTAAGTGTACCACTTTGTAATTATATCAAAAGTTATCTTTTCGCTGAAAGTTCCATTTTTACCGTATCCTTCTGTCTTTGTGACATCTGCTAAAGCTAAATCGGCATATACCTGAAAAATCTCTGTTTGATATTCAAGTGTAACGAATTTTTTACTAAGAATATCATTTACGAAGTCTTTCATTAATTGATAGTTTTCTTCTAAACTTTCGCCAAACGTTTCTAATTTAAACTCTATTTGAGGTTGATTGATTGAGCGTGTTCCCATTACTCCAATACCATTACTTTGCCAAATATTATTAGTTGATTGTAACCCTAAGTTAGAGGGCTGGTAAAATCTAACTTTTCCGTTTGTAACGTCCCATATTTTATCATCTGTTCCGTCTAAGTTGGTATGTATTTTATACTGTCTTACCATTAAGCCCTCCCTAGGTCAAATTCTCGTCTGATTGCTCGTGCTAAGTTAGAAACATCTTGACCAGCACCGCCTTGCACGTTAAATGTGTTATAAGTTCTATTGTCGCTTGATACGCTGTTAGTGCTTAGGCCGTAACCGCTAGAAGATAGATTAACATCTGTTAAGCCTACTACCATTGAACCCTTAAACAGTCCGCCTAGCTTACCAGCGATACCATTAATAGCTCCTGATATATGGTTAATTGTACTCGTAACTCCGCCAAGGACACTGTTTATCGTATGTCTTATTCCTCCAAATAGTCCGCTAAAGAAGCTACCAAGCCCTCTAAATACTCCTGTTATTGCATTGTAAGCATTAGAGGCGAACCCTCCAAAAGAACCGAATACTCTACTAACTGCATTTCTTGCACCATTGAACACTCCACTAAAGAAGCTACCTACTCCACTAAATATACCTGAAATTCTTGACCAAGCATTAGAAGCAAAGCTACCAATAGCACTGAATACTCCACTAACTACACTACGAACCGAATTAAATATTCCACTAAAGAACCATGAAACTGTGCTCCATATTGAGCGAACTACTCCCCAAGCACTAGAAGCAAAACTTCCGATTGCGCTGAAAGCACTAGACACAACTCCCCTTACAACATTAAATATGCTACTAAAGAAACCTGTAATTGCGCTCCATACTGACCTAACTACGTTCCAAGTTGAAACAGCAAAGCCACCAATAGCGCTAAATACTGTCGAAACTACTGAACTAACAGCATTAAATATTCCACCAAACCAAGCTGATAGACCTTGCCATGCGTTAAGAACTAATTTATAAGCACCTCGAATTATAGCCAAGATGAGTTGAAAAGCTAAGTTGATTATTGAACCGATTAGATTAAATATAGATTGATAAAAACTAATTAAAGGCTGAAAAGTTTTAACGAACCAGTTATAAGCTCCTGTTACTAAAGTTGCGATAGTTGTAAATACAGTTGTAACGATATTTACTATTCCGTCCCATAGCCCTGTGAAGAACCCTGTAACTCCTGCCCATGCTGTTTGAATACCAGCAACAACAGTTGTCCATAAGGTAGTAAAGAACCCTTTTATTGCGCTCCAAATGTTTTGAATACCTTGTACAACTCCGCTGAACCAATCAACTAAGCCTTGCCAAATACCTTTTGCTCCGTCAACTGCTCCATTCCATATATCAGAGAACCATTGACCAATACCGCTAAAGAATGAAACTATACCGTCCCATGCACTCTTTAAGAAGTCTACGAAACTAGCCCAAGCCTTTTTCCCTGTTTCCGTTTGAGTGAAGAAGTAAACCAAACCAGCAACGACCGCAGCAATCGCAGCTGCAATCAATACATAAGGATTAACAGCAGCGACAAGATTAAATGCTTTCATTATTCCTGTTCCTGCTTGAATTGCTGTTTTTAACTTTTTGAAAATACCAATAGCGGTAACTATTCCTTTTCCGATTTTAAAAGCCACGAACCCTGCTGTTAAGGCTACCAAAGACGACTTTAAGGTATCCATTGCGCCTTTGCTTTCACTAACTTTTTTCAAAAAATCAGCTATTTTTTTCGCAACTTCTGACAATTTTCCAGCTAATATAGCTATACTCTTCGCTACGTTTTTTACACTTGTTGCGTTTTTTGTTGTTTCTGTATTTACTCCAAGAAATGACTCGATAACATCCGCTATAATAGAAACTAAAGAGCCAAATATACTTTTTATGCTATCCCAAGCCTCTAAAAACGCTAAGGTCGTTCCGCTTTCTTGCATTTTTTGAAATAAGTCTTGAAAATACTTAATAACACTTGTTATAGTTTTACCAGCACCTTTGCCCCACTCACCCATTTTATCAATTATAGCATTGATAACAGGAGTTAAAGCCTCAAGTGCAGGAAGTAAGGCTTGCGACATATCTTCATTAAAGCCAGCCCAAGTGTCCCTTATAGTTTTTGTAGCACTGCTTGAGCCGTCTGCTGTTTTTTGCATAGCCTTATCTAACATATCCATTGAAACAGCACCATCCGAAACAGCTTCAGCAAATGAACCATACTGTTTTAAAGCTGGGTTCATTTCCATAACAGTTGATTTAAGAGCTGAACCAAGAGCAGTGTTATTATCTGTCAACTGATTGATGTTTTCAGCAGTAACTTTACCAGAAGCCGACATTTGGCCATAAGCCTGTGCGACACCTTTTAATTGTTCGCCAGTACCCCCAAACGCTTGGTTGGCTTTTACTAGTGCTTCTGTTTTACCAACTGCTATTTTAGCACTATCTCCTAAACCAATGAACGTTGTTGAAAGTTTTAGAGTATCTTCACTATTTGCATTTGTATCTCTAGCGAGCTTCTGCATAGAATTGCTTACATAGTCAAACTCTTTACCATTGCCTTTGAACTTCATTGTGTTCTTCAAGGCAATCATGGCTGTTTGAGTGTCCATTGCATCAGATACCCAGCCTCTTAAACCATTACCAACAGCACTGACAGCACTTGAACCGATTTGCCTGAATGCACCAATAGCAACCTCTCTAAGACCGCTAAAGCGTGACTTCATGCCCTCAATTCCGCTATTTACACCATTGGTGTCCATTTTAGCTTCAATGTTCCAAGAGCCTGAACTAATAGCACTCTCGACTTGCCTAATTTCGCCTTCTAGCTTATTAGCTTGTGTTTCTGCTGTGCCTAGGTCTCTGGTAAGTTGCAGCCATTTCTTTTGACCTTCTGGGGAACTTTTGTCTACACTAGAAAGTTCTTGTTTTAATTTTGTTGCTTTGTCACGTGATAAGCCCAACTGCGTTTGTAAGTTCTTTTGCAATTGCGCCATTTTATCGGTATTTGTTGGGTCAAGTTTTAGAGCTTCACGTAAGTTTTTAGCTTCTCCTCTAAGCCCTGACATTGCGGTATTAACGCCTTTAAGTGAGTTCTCGAATTTCGTGGTATTACCGTATATCTCGACCTCAAATGTTGCATTACTTGCCATTACATACCCTTTCTTTTACGCCTTTTCTCTTTTTCTTTTTCCTCTTTCTTCTTCTCTGCAATAAGTTCGATTAATTTATAAACAAGTTCTAGTTCCATTTCCATGAACTGTGTTATATCAATTTCATTATTGCCTAAAACAGTCAAAAGTTCTAAGGTTTTATTTTCCTTTACAGTATCTTTCTTTTTCTTAATCAATGAACTAGAAGAAAAGAAGACTGTATCGTCTTCCGTTTCCTCTTTTTCTTTAATAAAAACAGTCTTACAGAAGATATTGATTAACTCGTTAGTTGTAGGAAGCTCTGTTTTGTCGTCTAATGCGTTTTGCAGTCCTCCGTTACAATCTACCCAAAGTATCAATAACTTGTCTGTAAAGCTCTCCATTTGCTCTGTAAAGTCATCAGGAATATAACCAGCGACAAAAGAATTTTGTAGGTCTGCAAAGTCTTTCAAATCTGTAATAAAGTCTGAACCTGTTAGTTCTAAGTATCTAATTGCATGTTTTAAAATCATTTACAGTCCTTTCAGCTCATTAAATTTCTTTTTGCCACAGTTCGACAAGTTCTTTAAGTCCTTTACCGTCAGTATCGAACTCAAAGCTAGAACGAAAGTCTGCAAAGTCGCTTTTTGCTTTTACAATGTTATCTTGAAAAAGAGCCAAGTATAAACCGTATTGAACGAATTCCATTACATCAGTAATTTCTCCGTCTTCTTTTTTAAGCTCTGTATCCATTGCCTTTTGTTGTTGAAAAAGGTCTTTACCTGTAATCATTTTAAATTTACGTGCTGTACTTAATTGTTTTGCCATTTTATATATATTCCTTTACTTATTCTATTTTTTTCCAAGTATATTTTTCTGGGTCTGCACTTTGTGAGTTAGAGTCATTATCGGTATATGTTCCGATATAGCTTGGATAATCTTCAGCTGTTACTTCACTAAATGAAGGCATCCAAGAAGTAGCAATTGGTCCTTCTTCCCACTTATGACCAGCCGTCCACAAAGCTGAACCAGAGTCTGAACCTGTCATTTCGTATCTAGCTAATACTTTGTCATTAGCTTTTAAGGTTACGGTAATGCTATCTCTAACCCAATCAAAATCATTACTGAATGTCCTTTTTAGAGAGGGAATTTCTGAACTGTTAAGCAAGGTAAATCTAATTGTATTTGCCGAACTTCCTGAACTTTTAATATAAGCTGAGAAAGTATAAGTACCGTCTTTTGGTGCTGTAAATACTTTATGAATACCACCCCATTTTTTAGTTGTTTTCTTAACAGTTAGACCTTCATAAGTCCCGTCGTTTGTCCAATTGTCTGCCCAATCCCAAAGACCGCTAAAGTCTTTAGTTCCGTCTAACAAATTTAAGTTAGGCCAAACGGTCGTGAATCTATCTTTTACACCTGCACTATATGCAAAGGCTACGTGTTGAGCCCCGTCGGGCGCACTAGGGCTTGTCTGTTACAGCAACGCCCACTGAAACATCTGCATAACCTTCAGCGGAGAATGTAACGATATAAACGCCAGGAGCAAGTTCGTTGTTTCTTGCAATATTTCCTTTTACATCTTTAATTACCGCTGTTACTTTTACATCTTGCCCTTTAGAGTTTTTCAAAATAGATGGTAAAACAATTGTTCCGTCATTACCCCCTTTAGTTTTCGTTTGAACATTTGGAATAACTGGAGGAATTAACGTAACAGCACCAGCAAGTTCCGTATCAGGTTGCATGATGAATAGTCCGCTTTCCATTTTCTTAACAAAATCTTTTGCTTGCTCTCCCCAAATCTCATACTCAATAGCAGGAACTTTTTTATCTCCATTCAAATAAATATCTGAATCAGTTGCTTGAACTGCCAAAGTCCATTGGATAGGGTCTACACCGTCTACTGAATCTGTTTCTGATTCTTTTTTAGCTTCTGCTGTTGGTCTCAAATTTGGATAAACGACTACACGGTAACCGTCAATAAACTCTCCTGTAACTTTATCACGTTTGCGCCCTTTAATAAGATACTGAACGCATTTCGTTTTCCAATTACCAGTAGGAGACCAACCCAAGCCATTTGCTGTTCTTTGTTGACCTAAAATGTCTTCTTTAAGCGCTTGGTCTGTTTGAATGAATACCATTTCGCCTTGAAGTAAGGTAGCGCCTTTTTTAACTCCATGGTCTGGTACGTCATCAGCTGGATAGCTATTAGTTTCCGCTTGGTCTTCCATTTCGCCAACTGATACTAAACCAGTTACGATTTTATGGTTAGTGAACTCTGGTTTTCCGTTACTTCCCTTGGCCATATCAGCTACGATTAGAGCTTCATTACCAAAGAAAATCTCACGTGAGTTATAATCTAATTTCATTTTTTATTTTCCTTTTTATATTTTTATGCAGTTCGTTTCCAATAATATATTGTCGTTGAACCAATTACTGCTGAACCGATATTTTCCCATTTGCCTGTGGAATATCCTGATGATGAACTTGAAGTATTTATGACTACTGAGCCAACTGGGTGTGCTTGAGCGCAATCTATACCTATAACCGCAGGCTTGAGTGAGCCTGTAGCCCTATCAATTGATACTAACCCCATTGGTAGCCATTTGTAATCAGAACTTTTCTTATTTGGTTTAATGCTATTACTAAACCCTACATACTTTGGATAATCAGCAGTTGTAACTTCACTAGCTGAGGGCATCCAAGGAGTGGCGGTTGAACCTTGTTCCCACTTATGACCAGCCGTCCATAAAATTGAATCTGTTCCAGAACCTGATATTTCGTATCTGGCAGACATAGTGTCTTTGGCTTTCAAAGTTACAGTGAAGCTGTCTCTTAACCAATCAAAATTGTTTCCAAAAAACTTATAAAGCCTGTCATCCCAATAATCTATCCCATTTTTCTGAATGACTCTATTTATACTTGCATTACTTCCTGAACTTTTAACATAAGCTGAGAAAGTATATGTTCCGTCTTTGGGTGCAGTAAATGTTTTATGAATACCACCCCATTGTATAGTTTTTTTCTTAACAGTTAGACCTTTATAAGTTCCGTCGATTGTCCAATTGTCTGCCCAATTCCAAAGACCGCTAAAGTCTTTAGTTCCGTCTAACAAGTTCAAGTTAGGATAAACAGTGGTGAAATCGTCCGTACCGTCTGCGCTGTTGGCATAGGCTATTGTATTTACAACTCCGTCAGCTGTTGAAGTACCTCCATTTGCGATTGGAAGCACACCTGAAACTCCAATATTAGTTGCATCGGCAGTCCCGTCAAAGTCTTGAAATGATGAAGATTGAAGATTTACCCCAAGTTTCCTGGCTGTTGCCAATTTGCTTGCACTGACCGCATTGCCATTAAGTGGTAAACTGTTCGCTTGTGCTTCGGTAGCCTTTGCCATTGCATTTTTGGCTTCGCTTTCAGCTTTATTTGCTGTTTCTTGAGCAGTTGCGACATTTTTATTTGTGATTGATAAATCTGTTTGTTCAGCTTTTTCTGAAATTGCAATACCTTGCCTGCTGACATCGGCTTGTAAGTTGTTCAAGTCTGTTTTATTAGCCTTTGCTGAAATGGTTGCCGAATGGTCATTAACAGTATGCTGTAAACTTTCTAAATCTGTTTGATTAGCCTTAGGGGAATAATCTCCATTACTCATCAGAGAAATGTTACTTGTTAAAACCTTTACTGAATTTATTAGTTCAACTACTTCGGATTCACTGGCGTTACTTGCAATTGCGTCTAATAGCGACTTTATAGTAACTAAATTTTCAGGACTAATACCAAATGCTTCTACTTCATTTTTTAGGTCTGTCATTGCACTTTGTAAGCTCGTCACATCAGCTAAATTTGCTTTAAGCTCAATATTGCTCTTGTTTGATTCAGTTTGAGCATGTAAGTCATTCAACTCACTACGCATTACTTGTGGCATATTTTCCAACAATAATTTTGTAAAATCATCAATCTTGTTATTTACTTCTTGAGCTAAATCAGAAACTGTCGAATTATCTGATATAAACGTAAGGTTCTTACTGACGATAACCTGCTCTAAACTTTCGTTAAGAAGTATTAAATTTGCCTCGATAACTCCAGTTGTTGTCATTTCAGTAGGAATTACCAAAATAAACTCTCCTTTAGCTAAGTTCTTAGGAGGAATCATAACAAAACCAGAATTACTACTATTAGTGTATTGATATGTAAGTTTTAACGAATGACCAGTTAAGTCAATTTCAACTCCATTATCAACTATTTTAATTAACAAAGTTCTTGCATTGACATCGCCTTGCATTGTTTGTATTGGTTGAGGGAAATCTTTATTAACCGTATCCCATATAATCGTTCTATTTCTAAAATTATCTAAACTCATTAAAAAATACCATTATTGTTAATTTCAATCAAATGTAATTAAGCTGCTTTCTACTTTTATAATTTCATTGAATTAGCATAATTAGCGCCTTTTTTCAATGTTGTTTTGACGTCTTGCATACCTTTTTTTTCAACTAAGAAATACATGCCATGATAACCGCTAGTGTAACTAGCCCTAGCACCTGCATTAACTACTACTTTATCGCCTTTTTTAACTTGCTTTAAGTTACTTGACAATTGACCAGTATTTTGGTATCTAGCATAAGTATAGGTATGACCATGACTTCTGATTAATCTAGTTCTTCGACTTGCACTATTCGCTTTCACTTTAAACTCTGCTTCAAACCAATCGCCCATGCGTTCTGTTACTTTAGTTTGCATTTCTTTAGCTATGCTTGATGTATTAAGTAAATTCATTGCCATGCTTGACCACCTGCACCACAAGGCAAATAAACAGTTCCAGTATAATTGTACAAGTGGCTATTCTCTGACCAGTTCGTCATATTCCAACCGTTTTGTAAAACATTTCCGACTAGTCCTACAAGTTCATCGTCAACATCTTTAACAGATAAAACAACTTGATAATAGTAACCCATGACAAAGCTCGTATTGTCCATTTTAAGCACCTTTGAGTCACTAAGTGACAAATATACCGTCTTGTCTTCTATCGTGTCCTTAACGCCCAAAATAACGTCATTTAGAGGCATTGTAAGTAAATTGTTGTACCAATCTATATAAGAATCAAATTCGTTCATAGTCCGTTACTTACGACCCCCTCTAAAATCATCTTGTTATTCTTAGGGTTTCTTTCCCATGTTGTACGCTTGAAAGTTTCGCCTTTTTCGTCTAAGAAATAGTTGAAAATCAAGTCTTCCATTTCTCCGATTCCGTTAAGCTCATACCGTACATTTTTACCTAGTCCAATCATAGAAAACTCATCAAGCCTTGACTGATTAATTCTCTGTTTAACTGCTGGTAAAACGATAGGCTTTATAACATTAGCTTCTGCACCGTTCTTCTTCTTAACAGTCGTTTCTACCTGTAATGTAACTTGTGAGAATATCATTAAATACCTCCATAATACATTAACTCTTGCAAAGAAGCCAAACGTTTCATTTCAGCATTTCGCCATTGTTCTGCTGGTTCATCAACAATATTAAGCCGACAATAACAAGAAATAAAGTCTTTCACTAATACACTTGTTTCGTCAGCTTTAATACCATTTTTTTCTAGCAATTTAATAGCTATTGAACGGAATAAGATAAGTTTACTATCATAAGCTGTTACTAAAATCGGAATACCACAATAGACCTTGATATAATCTATCATTTACTTCCTCCGTTTTATTCTTATGATACTGTAATTACTGCACCAGCGTTGTAAGTTTCAACATGTCCGCTTGTTAGTGTTTCAACCAAAATCATGTTGCTATTAGTTTTCCATTCAAATGCGTCAACTTTTGTAATGTCTTGCATATCAATATGATATTTTTGGTCTACTAATACAGTAGGTTTAACAGCCTTTGTACCTGTATAAACAATGATTTCATCTACGCCAACTTCTGAAGCAATTTCAGCGTCATCATTTTTAATACGAACGTGAGCGTTAGCAGTCGCTTGGCGTAACTCATCTAACAAGGCTTTGCGGTCTTCCGCTTTAACAATCAAATAGCGACGTCCAGCAGTAGGACGAACAAAGTCGACCGCTTCTTCAATAGCGTTAGCAAATGGAGTTGTTCCAGCTGATTTGGCCTTTGTAGTAATCTTTTTGATTTTTTTGACGTCTGCTTCTTTATCAATTGAATTAAATCCGTTTGTTCCGTCACCCTCAACAAGCGCAAGGTCAACAATTTTATTAACAATGGCTTGTGTAAGTTCAGCTACAATCAAGTTGTAAAGTTCAGAATATGACATTTGAAGTCGTTTAACACGTTCAGCAAGTGATTGCAATTTATAAACCATTACAGGTTCAAGAGTATCAATAGTGAGTGTCGCTGCCTGTTCTGTTTTTGTTTGTCCGTCTTTGTGGACTTGTGCTTCATTAGCTGAATCAAATGAGCGTGATACGAGCAAAGCGCCGACATTTGTAACATAGAAAACTTTGAATACTGGGTTAGTATTTAACAAAGCTGTGTTGATTGAGTCAGCCAATTTACGCGGAAGCTCAAAAGTTTTGTCTGTGATAGTTACACCATTTTCAGCAAGTTTTGCATTCCAAGCGTTTTTAATTTCTGATTTTCCAGAAGCCTTTTTCAATACATCAAAAAATTCTGTTACAGCGTTTTGTGATTCAATAAAGTTTGTCATTTTAGCTTTTCCTTTTGGTTTTTCTTCCTGTGCGTTAAGTTCGTTCTCGATTTTGATAATTTCAATTGAATTTTCTGAAAGTGTTTTTTCTAATTCTTGTACTTTTGGCAAGTCTTCAATTGCGTTTTTTACTTCAAAGCCACTAATTTGAGATTTTAAAGATACGTTATTTTCTTTAAGTTCTGCCAAGCGATTTTGTTTTTCGATTAAATCAGGTTTATTCATATTTCTTTTTAATATCCTCAATTTCTTTCAAAGCGTTTCGGCTTTCAATAATTTTGTTGCGTTCTTCTGTGAGTTCTTCGCCTAGCGCGTTTTGAATAAATTTTGCGTTAGGGTCTGCTGGTACTGAAACAAGAGAAATCTCTTTAAACTGTGCTTTATTTACAACTAGAGCGTCATTATCATCAAAAGTATAATCTGTGATGTAATAGGCAATTGATAGTGAATCAAACGCTCCATTTTCAACAGCCTTATTAATGTTTGGTGCATTGTCGTAAAGCGTAAAGTCAGTCAGGTATTTATTAGAAGCCAAATCATAGTAAACTTTTGCGTCCCCAATGACTTCACTAGACCCAGCACCATGTTCATATAGCAATGGATATCGTTCTCTAGCAAACTCAATACAGTTAGGAGTCAAGATAATACCGTTAAGGTTCTCTACGCCAACTTCTGACCCAATGCCTTGGAACGACTTAGAACCGTCCTCGTTTTCAGTTACTTTAATTTCAGCACTATTGGTTATTAGTTTCATCTGTGCTTGTTACGTCCTTTCTACTGCCTTGTAAATCACTTAGATTTTTAACAGCAACTGCGTTAAGGTTAGCTATGTAAATATCTCCACCCTCGATTGGCTGCTCGCCCATTTTAACAAGAAGTTGATTCTGTGTAAAAATAGGACCATTAATATTTTCATGATACAAGTCAATTAATTCTTTCAAAGTTGCAAACTTAAATAGCTGGTTATCTACGATTATACGTTCATAATATAAATTACCCTTAACTACTCGTCTGCGGTTTGTTGAAATCAGTTTATAAGTCAGTTCCTTTTCAAGTTGAATCAGTAAAGGAATGATAGTAGAGTTATAAAAATAAATTTGTTGTTCTTGCGTAGCAGTACCAAGCAAAATATTTTCATTCATAAAGTAACCTGTCAAAAGTTCCGATTTAATAAGGTCAATTTCATCTTTGTTTAAAACAGAATAATCTTTTTTAAGTTCTACAATTTCTGTCTTGTTATCAACTGGAGTCAAACCGTTATAACTAGAACCCTCTTGCATGTTCTTTATTGTTGCTAGTGCTTTTTCTCGATACTCCTGTGTATTATCAATGTCAAGAAAGGCATTAATTTTCAACAAGCCACGCAATTTACCTTGTTCCAGCTTAGTTTGAATACTAGCCAGAGCATTGTCTAAAATACTTGTATCTTCATTGATATAAAAAGGACTGATAAGCCTTACTAATTCTTCAGGTTTATATTCTTTTTTATCATTAGCAAACAGTAAGTCTAATAGATCGCCCGTTTCACTGTCAAATATAGGATACAGGTCAACATAGCGCGTGCATAGCAACTTTTTAATTACTTTCTGCCAAAACTCCATGCTATTATGTTCGCCCTTATGACTCCAATTGAGGACTTCATCTAAATCAGACCCTGCCATACTAATCAAAGTATCAGACCCAACATCAGATTTTTTATATTTTACATGATTAAATTCTACTTTTGTTATTTCATTAGCAATTTTATTGTGAATATTAGTCACAAAGGCACTTGTATATTCTACTGCTTCATTTTGCCAAGCTGTAACTCTTTGAGTGTCATTGTTTAGTTTCCCACGTGAAAATGATACTACTTTTCCGAATAAGTTCAATTTTTCCCCTTTCTACCATAAACTAACGCCTTTCCCTCGTTTATACTCGCCTGTTTTCTTGTTATGGCAAGACTTACAAAGGAGTTGTAGGTTATCAGGGTTCAGCGCTATTTTCCAATCATCAAGATTTTCCCAAGTTAGTTCTATAATATGGTCTACTTCGTATTTTTTAGCACCGAATGCGCCACATCTTACGCAAGTCATTTTGTCACGTTGTCTTACATAATCACGGACTGCCAACCATTCTTTTTTATTATACCAACCACTTTCTCGAACTGTGTCAACGTTATACTTCATCTGACACCGCCATTTCTAATGCCATTGTCAAAGCCACAGTAGGGTCAATTTTATCTTTTTCAAGTTTTTTAGTATACATATAATCCCCGCTTTGTCCGATTTTGACAGCAGTATTATTTAAAGCCCACTGCATGACTTTTTGATTATGGATAAGTTTATTTTCAACTAATTTAGATTTTAATAGCTTAATATAGTCATTCATTGAGAAACCTTGTCGAATCGCTCTTTGGTTATCTCCGTCTTTGTCAAAGAAGTAACGCTCAATCAGACCTTTTAAAATTTCGTATCGTGCTGGGTCATATCCGATTTTTCTAAGTCTGCACCCTGTTTTGGTTCTAAAGTCATTAATATACGGTATCAAGTCATTTACATTAATATATTCCGTATCAAGTAAGATTAATTCGCCTCTGTCAACAAATTCAGTCCATAGCTCTTGCTGTTCTGTGTCTAGTTGCTCATATTGCGACCGTACAGAGAATGTAAGTGTGTGACTGTAAGTTTTACCCTCTAACTCACAAACGAACGACACAGCGGTTAAATCGCCGATTAAGGACAGGTCAATTCCTACATAAGTTCTATTTTTATTAAATACAGATAAATTGAATTCTGTTAGTTTAGTATCTTGTGGAGTGAAGTAGTAAGCTGTATCCTGCATAGGCAAGCCCATATTAAACGCTAAGAACTTATTCTGTAACGCTGGGTCTCCTTGCGCAAGCTCATACTCCTCAATAACTCCTGACCACTTAGGGACATTGCCAATAAGAGGCAAAGCCATAGTCCAATTCTTCTTATCTTTTACCTGCTCATGATTTTCTAGCATGTAAAGTAAGCCGAACGACCTATCATTATAAAATTCTTCCTCTGATTTGAAGCGTTCAACAAGTTTGTCATAAAGTCCGTCGCGTTTAAGTCCGCCAGAAGTAATATAAATACTTTGCCAGTTATCTTGTTTTTGTCGTGAACCTTTATTAACTGATTCTGTTATATCTTCGCCATAGGTATGAACTTCATCAAATATATTAAGAGAACTGTTACCACCTTGCGCTCGCAAAGTATCATTTGTTTGCTTTTTGAAAGTTGTTTTAAAAGAAGTAAATTCTAGCCCTTGTTTCGTACTCTTGAAAATCTTGTTTTCATTGTACACCCTTAATGTATCGCTGGCTTCCGTTTGATTCCTAACTTGGTCAAATACGTGTCTAGCCTGTGTATTATCATATGCAATAATCAGACTTTCTCCGCCATATTGACCGCCTAAAATCATCCAGTTAAGCACGCGCGTAGCCATTAAACTAGACTTACCTGATCCACGGCCTAGATTAAGGAAAATTTCATTAACTAGATTGACCTGAACGCCTTTTTCATCAACCATATCATAACCAAGCATTAACTCGTACCACCAGCGCTGCGTTGGTAGTAGCTCAATCTTCATCAGGTTACCAGTAGTCAAATAGAAGTTATCTTGTATCCATTCAATAGCTTGTGTAACACGGTCATAGCGATAAATATACTTATTATGAATACGTATTTGCTTCTGAATAGTCTTGCGAATGTACTTATTAATAATAATGCCATTTTCTTTGTTGTATTCCAACATTTTATTCAAATAATACATTCATTACCTTTCTATTCGTTTTCAGATATTCTTTTTAAAGACATGTTATAATATTCTTCATTTAATTCAAAGCCGATGAAATTTCGCTCAGTGTTTAAGCAAGCAATGGCTGTTGTTCCTGAACCCATGCAGTTATCTAATACCGTATCGCCTTTATTTGTATAAGTCTTGATTAGGTATTCAAATAAGGGAACCGGTTTTTGGGTTGGGTGCACTACATTTCTTGTATCTGCATTGTTAAAGAGCTTCACCGCCTTTGGGTATCTCCAGCCATTGTCTTTGCTGTGACTGTAAGAAGTTATTTCAGAACCATGTAATTCACTATATCTCTTTTTTTGATTTATTTTTTTTCTTTTATCTTTCACGCCCACCCATTCCATCTGTGGGATGTAAGTTGGTTGCTTCTTATAAAAAACACATACGTCCTCAAAATTTTTCAACGGTTGCTTTTTAGCCAACATAAAATTGCTAGACTTGTTTTTTTCATATACCCAATTGTACCTATACATATTTATGTTACTCATAATCAAAGCGCTTGTGAACGGCTGACTAGCTGTCAAAACTATCGCTCCATTGTCTTTAATTACTCGCTCATATTGTTCCCATAATGGTTTGAAAGGAATGATTGTATCCCACTTACACGCTGTTGTTCCGTATGGCAAATCGCACAAAATCATATCAATACTACCGTCAGGGATTTTCTTCATACCGTATAAACATTCTTCGTTGTAAATTTTATTTAATTCAATCATTCAAACCCTTTCGGTACTTCAATTTTTGGAGTTTCGTACTTGCTTAGCTTATAGTCATCAAGTTCTTCAATTTTTGCCTTAAGGTCATGAGCGCTTGATTCTTCCTGTTGCAATCTCCGCCATTCAGTGGGGTTATAAAGTTCAGGATTTCCAGCCTTAGCAACCATCATTGCTACCAAGCTATCTTTGTCAAGTTCTTTTTCTTTAACCTTTACTTTTTCAACGTTTCCGTCAGCGTCATATATCGTTTCTGTTTCCTTTAGCGTTCTGACTGTCAGTTTGCTCGCTAAGGCACTTTCAGCTAGTTCTAATAGATTTCCCCTAGCGATACCTTTAGCTTCGTCATACGCCTTTATATTGTCATCTCGCCACTTTCTAAAAGTTTTAGCAGAACAATGCAAACTGGTGTAGATTTCTTTGTCATTGCAACCTGATTCAATTTTATCAATGATTTGACTAAAAAGTGGTTCTTCATACATCTTGGGTAAAATTGTGGGTCTGCCACCGTTTTGTGTTTGCATATTGTCCTTTCTTTTAAATGTGGTTATATCGTTTAAAGCCTATATTTTCGTTTCTAAGAACAGCAATAAC